AACAAACATCATGTACTCTTCGATAGCACCTTGCTTATCAAACTCAGCAAGTATTGCATCAAACTCAGCTAAATCAGTAGCAGCGTTAGTTCCAGTTACACCAGAAGTAATGTTACCTCTTGAAGTAATAGCTGCAAACAAACCTTCAGTACCATGGTAAGCGTCGTTAGCACTTAAAAAATCAGCAGCGTCATCAGAAGAAGTTAACTCACCTTCTAACATTGCCATTTCTAAGTAATCAGTAAATCTAGCTCTAGTATCAGATTCAGCTTTTAAGTACCACAAGTAACCAGCAGCACCCGCTTCAGAAGTAACTTCTACCCAACCAATTCTAGAAGCGTCAGATCCTGATACTTCGTAGTAATCTTTTAATATAATTGGCTTGTTGCTAAAAGACTTGAAAACAGGCTCGTTAGATCCTCTTCTATCAGTAGCAGTTGAACCATCAGCGGAAATATAACTAGTTCCTTTGTTAAACTCAGAACCGTAAACTAATACTGTACAAAGATCATCATCAGTAGACGCAGATGTAGCAGCTCCATAAGGCTCAACTTCAATAAATACAGTAGAAACCTCAGTAACTAATCCTTTAATCACCTCAGTAGAACTAGCAACGATAACAGTATCGTTAACTCGTACACCATGATCATTACCTGGATCAACACCATCAATGTCAGTTAATATTTCAATCTTAACACCACCGCCGTTAATACCACCGTTGTTGTCTTTAATTTGAGCGTTATAAGATAAATGTAATCTACCTTGCTCAGACCAAACTACTTGATCAGCAGTCATAGCCTCTTCTGCACCAACTTGAGAAAGGAAACCAGAAATTGTACGAGGTCCAAAAACCTCAGCTTCTTTTTCCATCAAGTCTGGCAGGTATTGTTGTGCCCAACCTTGGTTAGCTGTAGACGCTAAGTCTAAGTAATTTCCAGTTGTAGCTTGTTTTTGTGGGATAGCTACGCTATTTAAACTACCCCCTGCAGTAATTGCCATAATTTTTAATTTTTAAATTGTTATTTTTTGTTAATTTTAAATTTAAAGTCATTAGAATTATTACCTAACACTTTTACTTTAATACCACCAGTGTTAATTTGACCGTTAAACTCTTGTCGCGGATCCATACTGACGTTTTTAGATTTAGCTATGCTATCTTTTAAAGCATCGGCCTTACCTTGTTCATAAAAGTGTTTTGCAATAGCATCAGAGTTCATAGCTGTAAACAAACCTTTATGATAACCCGCTGTGTCTTCCATTTCATTATTTTTATTTAGGAACTTCCCTACAAAATTATTAATGTCACTTTGAGTTTCTTTTACATTATTAGCATCTTTAACATTAAATCTAAATCTTTTTTCTCCAACGTTGTATTCAAAACCTTTGAAATTTTTGTTAAATAATTGATTTGTTTTATTTAAAAACGCACGTGTTTGATTTTCTACTACTTTCTCCTCCTCTTTTGACTCCTTATTGTATCTGTTGAAAAAATCAATAGCCTTTTGTTGCTCGCTTGTTAGCTTGCTTCCAGCTTTAATTTCTTCGTAATATTTGGACTTTACACCGTCCAGGTGTCGCTTTGCTTCGGCAACTTGCTCCTTCAAAGCTAATTTTTTTCTTCTAACTTGTTTTTCATCATCATAATCTTCGTCAAATGAAAAATTATCTTCCATCATAAAATCTATTTCTTCATCGTTTAAATGAGATTTAGTTTGTTTATAATATTCTTTTAACAAAGATAAGTTGTCTAATTCAGAATAATCTTGGTTTAATCTAACGTAATCTTCTAGATCACCGCCTGTATCTTCCATAAAATCAACAAGCTTTTGTATGTTTTCTGGCAAGGCTTTTCCAGTGGCCTCTGCTTCGGCTACCGCTTCTTGCGCTTCTTCAGCTAAATCTTCAACTTGTTCTTTTACTTCTTCTTCGGTTATTTCTTCTACAACTGGAGTTTCTTGTGTTTCTGTTTCCGGCTGTACTTCTTCTTGTTTTTCTGAGGCGTTGGTGTCTTCAACGAGTTCAACCACTCCTGCGTCGTCAGTGTTATCGTTTGTAATTTGTTTTTTGGTTTCATCTTCTGGTTTTTTATCTAAATCAACCTTAATAACATTGTCGTCTTTTTTGTCTTCAGACTTATTAAGATCAACTTTAGTTACATTGTCTTTTGTAGTGTCTTCAACTACAGTTTCTTTTTTCTTTTTTGCCATAATATAATATAATAATAATTAATAATCTGTTTATCTAGGCTCAAATTGACTTAAATCAAATCCACCACCTAGTATATCATTACCCATAGACTCAAAGTTTTTAGCAGAAGCGTTGTCTTTTCTTTGCTCTATCATTTTGCTTTGTTGGGTAGCTTGTATTCTTGTTCTTTCGTCTTTACGATTTTCTTTTTGCGTGTCTCTAGATTTTTGTTGATCAACGTCAGCTCCTTTTAACTGCATATTAAAGTTAAACTCTCTTTCCATAAGCTTAAGTTTTATTTCGCTTTCTGCTTGCATTTGAGCCACGTCTATTTGACTTTGTGTTTGGGCTAACGTAATTTTTTGTTGCGTTATAGCCTGTTGTTTCTGTATCTCCATTTGAGCGGCTTGTTGCTGCGTTTGGGCGTTTGCTTGCGCTTGAACTTTTATGTTTCTTTCTTTTAGCTTTTGATCTCTATCTATTTTCTTTTTTCTTCTTATTTTTAAAAGTTGATTTGCTAGTTTTACGTTTTTAACATCTCTAACATCTATAGCGTCTTCCAAATCTATGGTTTGCTGAGATAAAGCTACTTGTATATTGTTTTCTAATCTTGCTTTTTCTTCTTCGTCTGGAGACAACTCTATAAATATACCAAAGTCATATAAATGTAATTCTGTTAGTTCGTTTAAAGTAGTTACATTATGCGCGCCTATAGCTTGTATAAAAGCGTTTTTAGTTGGTGAGTACTCTATAATATCAGAAACTCTAAGCGAAAGTTGCTCTGCTACTTCTGCCGTTAAAAACAAACCAGAGTTTAATATATGTCTAGTAGCTACGTTTGAATTAGCAGCGGCTATTTTTTGTACACCTACTAAAGCGTCGCTAGAAGGCATACTGCCGTCTCTTGCTTCGTTAAGACCAGTTACATCTCTAATCATCTGTAGATAATAATTGTAGTTACCAATAAGAGCTTGTATTTTGTTACCACCACTACCAGATGTTATTTCTTGAATAGGTACCTTGCCAGGATTCATATCACCTTCACTTGTAAAGCTTCTACCAATTACAGATCCTGTTTGAAAAAACATATTTAAAGCCTCTTGTGGATTATAGTTGGTGCCATTACCTAAATCTATTTCAGCAAGTCCGTCTGCGTCTAAATAAACACCATCAGGTATCATGCGCGACATTACTTGCTGTAATTTTAAATGTGTAAGCTGTATCATATCAGCAAAACCAGTAGTACGTTTTACTAGTGAGTCAATATTTCCTTTGTACATACGCGGCGCGACTACGCTATAGTTCATTTTAACTTTTGTATAGTCACTTTTAGGCCTCATCATATTTTTAGCCATTTCCCATTTCAAAAGTTTATTTGTACCTATAACCATAGCTCCTTCGTATAAAACCTCTATAGCTCTTTCTAGTTTTGAAAATCCACCTTCCATTTCTTCTGGAGGATTAAACGAATCATCTTTTTCTATAGCCTTGTCAGATCCCGTAGCTGTTTCTTTTACCTTGTAGACTTCGTTCATGTAAGTCTTGTAGTTATAATATAAAATCTGAACTTTGTTGCTATCAAACTCATCGTAACTACTGGCGTTTTTGTAAGAATTGTTAGTATACAAAGATCTAGAACTAATTATTTCTTCTAAATCTGACTGATCTAAGTGTGGGAATTGTTTTGCTAACTCATTTATAGGTATTGTTTTTATTTCACCTACATAATATATATCGTCAAAATAAGGTGATTCTGTATAAGAGTAAACTAAATCCGCTGGATCAACGTATTTTATAGTAGCTCCCTCTGACGTTGTGAAATCAGTTTTTACAGCACCAATGCCTAAGACCGTTAAGTCTCTATAAAATCTTTTTGAAATAAGCTCATAATTATTACCTTTCATT